TTCAAAATGAGAACTCCCAAAGGTTAAATACAAAACTATGGGTTTATATGGTTCAAAATCAGTTCAGAGATTCAGGGTGGGTAGACAGAACAGATATCACAACCAATGGAGAAGCCATTAACACGGATAATGAAATAAAAATAGAAATAATAAAACCAAAGGACGAAGAGAAGGATGATAATAAAGGGTGATTGTTTTGACTTAATTAAAGAACAACCAGACAACTCTGTTGATTTGGTTATTACAAGTCCTCCGTATGCGGATATAATCAACTATGGTAAAAATATATCAATTAAAAAACCAAATGAATATTGTGATTGGTTATTACCCCTTTTCAACGAGATACAGAGGGTTTTAAAACCAAGTGGTAGTTTTATATTAAACATTAACGATAATTGTAAAAATGGGTTAAGAAACCCATTCATTTACGAATTAATATATCGTAGTCAGAAGGAAACCAAGTTAAGGTTCTACGACACTTACATCTGGCATAAAATGAATGGTATTCCAAATGGTAGTAAAAAAAGGTTTAGAAACACTACAGAATTTATATTTCATTTTGTTAAAAACCAGAAGGAATTAAAGTGGTATATGGATAGGGTATTAGAGGACACTAATATTGAAACAAAAAAACGATTTGAGAGAAATGGTTTATTTAAGCCTCAGGGTAATATTATAGATGGGTTTAGAAATTATGATGTTGAAAGAGACCTGGTTGTGAAAGATAAAGTCAGACCCGACAATGTCTTTAGATTTCCAACAGCGGGGGCAGCAAGAGATAATACTATTAGACATCCTGCTCCATATCACAGACAATTACCCGAATACTTTATTAAGTTTTTAACAGATGAGGGTGATTTAGTTTTAGACCCCTTTAGTGGTATTGGAACAACAGGATTACCTTGTAAGGATATGAATAGAGAATTTATTGGTTATGAGTTAAACCCCAAATATGCGGAGTTTGGAAACAAAAGAATAAATGGTGAGGAGTTGGAGCAATGGTTGGTATGTCAGTATGATTTGGATGATAACTTAATTGCCTGTTACAAAAATAGGGACGAAGCATCAAGAGCCACAGGTGTTGAATCAGGAGATATTATGAGAACCTACAACAGAACCAAGTTTGAAAGTAGGGGTGGATATAAATGGAAACTTGAAAAAAAACAAAAATAATATGAATATAGAACAACATTTATTACTCGGTGATAGTGCCGAAAGATTGAAAGAGATTAAAGACAATTCAGTAGATTTACTGGCGACTGACCCCGCATACGGATTACACTTTATGGGTAAGGATTGGGATAAAGCATTACCAGATACTGAAATATTCCGTGAGTGTTATAGGGTATTAAAACCTGGTTCATTTATTGCGGTGATGAGTAGTCCCCGTAGTGATTTATTATATCGTATGATACAGAAATTAGAGGAGGCGGGGTTTGATATGAGATTTTCACCCTTGTATTGGACTACGCACACGGGCTTCCCGAAAGCGGCAGACCCCGTTAAACAAATAACAAAAGGTTTAGAAAAAGAGTTAGAAAAACTTGGATACGATAATATAGAGTGGGAATAAAGTTGTATATTTGTGATATGAATAAACCTAATAGAAGACCTAATACTAGTTGTGATTATTGTAAAAAAGACATTTACAGAAGACCTAATGATTTAAGAAGAAACAAAAACAAGTTTTGTAGTCATAGTTGCCAGTTAAAATGGGTTCATAGTAATAAAGAATTATCACAACACTATATGCGTAATACTGAATTACCAGTTATGTTTGGGGAACAGAACCCCGCATGGAAAGGTGGTATAACTATGTTTAAGAAAAAGGGTAATTACAAAAATGTTAAATATGTGAGGTGTCCCCAAGAATATATCCAAATGGCAAGGAAAGATGGGTATATTATGGAACATAGATTAGTGATGGCTAAATGGGTTGGTAGATGTTTAGATAGAGTGGAGGTAGTCCATCACATAGACCACGACCCAACAAACAATAATAAAAATAACCTACTATTGTTTCCTTGTAATAGTAGTCATAAAAAATATGAAGGAATTGAAAATGGAAGTAATAAAAATAACCTACAAGGGACACGAAATAGAATTAAATAGAATAGAGGACGGAAAGTTCATAAAACCAGAGTGGTTAAAGAAATACGAAGGGTCAAAAAGCGGAGCACAATTTAAGCCAGCCGTAGAACATATCATTATTGGTATGAAGCCTCATAACTCAAAATCTTATATTGATAATATCTTGGATTATGAGTTTAGATTAAATAAGGAAACTGAAACAACACCATTTATTCAAGTCCCCAAACCAGCAAAGAAGGAGAAGGATTTTGGACTAACTGGTGAGGAAAAGAGCACGAGAGTTTGGAGAGATGATAAAGGTATGAAACTAACGGGTAATGGAAACCCAAGAAAAGAAATGGGTAAAAACACCCACCCCACCACGAAACCAGTTAAACTGATGTCTTATATCATCACCTTATTTACAAGGGAAGGGGATTGGGTATTAGACCCGTTCTTGGGTAGTGGGACAACTGGTGTGGCTTCCAAACTTATCAACAGAAACTTTATTGGTATTGAAAGGGAAAAAGAGTATATGGATATTATTGAGGAGAGGTTGAGTGTATCAAGGGAAGACCTTATCAAGTTTTTTAAGATGGAAATAAAGGACACACAGACAAAGTTGGACTTATGAGATATTCCAAAGGTGTTAGTTGGATTGGAGATTGTAGAATACCTTTTGTTGATGAAAAGGTTGGTGGGGGTAAAAAGGCAACATCTATTTTTGGTGGTGATGCTGGATACGAACACGATGGTTTTACTACTAATGATACTGGTGGTAGATTTACCCCCAACCTACTTGTCTGTGATGATATGTTAAATGATGGTAGTGTTAGTAAAAGTGGTTTTAACCCCAACGCTAAACATAAACAATATAGGGGTGGAAACTTCGGCGGTGGTTTAACAAATGATAATGGTATTGACTATGGGGATAAAGGAACTAATAGTCGCTACTATTCACTTGACTTATGGTTTGATAAAATGTTGGAAAAGTTATGAAAATACAAACCACAGAGATATTTGAGAAATTAGAAGAAAACAAAGATAAGAGATTACTTTTATTTCAGGGTTCGGCTCGTTCTGGTAAGACCTACAACATTATCTTATGGTTGGTGATACATCTACTCCAAACACCAAATATAACCCTCTCAATCGTCAGAAAAACCCTACCAGCGTTAAAGGGTTCAGTCCTACAAGACCTTAAAGAAATTTTAGAAACGCTGGCACTATACAATCCCTCCAACTGGAAAAAACAAGAAGGATATTACACATTAGATAATGGTTCAGTTATAGAATGGTTTAGTACAGATGAAGAACAGAAGTTAAGGGGGAGGAAGAGAAATATTTTATTTATCAACGAAGCAAATGAAATAACAAGAGATGAATATGTGCAATTAGCCATAAGAACAACACATACAATCATAATGGATTACAACCCCTCAGATTTATATTCTTATATCTACGACCTGATTGAAACAGAAGAAGATGTATTTTTTCATAAATCAACCTACAAGGAAAATCCCTTTCTAACGAAGGAAATTATTAAGGAAATAGAATCACTCCAAGATAAAGATGAAAACCTGTGGAGGGTCTTTGGATTAGGTGAGAGGGGTATTGCAACCAATAGTGTATTTACCAAATATTATGAAACAGATGAAATACCCCAAACCAAAAACATATTCAGGGGACTTGACTGGGGATACAACGACCCAACAGCATTTGTTGAAATAAGAAAGATTGATGATAATATCTATGTAAAAGAATTATTATACCAAAGGGGATTAACTGCAAATGATATTATTTATAAGATACAACAGATGGATATTGACCCCACTGATGAAATATGGTGTGATTCAGCAAGACCTGAGATTATTGAAGATTTAAAGAGGTCGGGGATAAATGCAAAGCCAGTAAAGAAAAATACCATATTACATGGTATAGACCTTATCAAAAGACATAAGGTTTATATAGATAAGAAATCAACTAATATTTTAGATGAGTTTAAAAACTATAAATGGAAGAAAAATAAAGACGGAAATATATTAGACACCCCTGAGGACAAATACAATCACGGAATAGATGCGATTAGATATGCGATGGAGATGTCTAATAAACCAAAACCACAATATCACTTTTTATGATGAAGGTACAACTAGCAAACAAAGATTATGAATTAAAGGGGATTACCCTTGATATGTATGAGACATTAAAGAACAATAAGAACCCTGAGAATGATGAGTTCATTTCCCTTATTACGGGAATACCTCAACAGAAGATAAGACAAGCAACCATGCAACAGATAAACTTCGTTGCAAAGGTCTTAAACACCTATGTATCAAATGAAACACAGAAGGGGGAGTTAAGACCCTTAATCTTTACAGGAAAGGAGATATTAGGACTTGTAAATCCCTCAAAGATGTCATATGGTGAATGGGTTGATTTGGAAAGTTTATTGTCAATGAGACCCCTTAATTTCAAGCACATCGCAGCAATATTATACAGACCCACAACCAAATATGATAAGATGACAAATGAAAGAACATTGGTTGAATATGATTATGATGAGTGTGTTGAAAGAAGTAAGGAAATGGGTGATATACTATTGAAGGATGTTCTTGCTGGCGTTTTTTTTTTAACCAAGTACAATCATCTACTCGTAGAAGATACACTAACATCTATGGAGAACCAATAGAGGAGGGAGACCCCGTAGAACCTGATGAAAGGACATATGAGGAAAAGTTGTCCGATATGATGAACTTTTATTATCAGACCTTTATGGTACTTACAAATGAAGACCCCTTGAAGATGAAGGAGGTATTAAAGTTAGATAAAGACGAGGCATTACAATATCTTTCTTACAGAGTTGATAAGGCAAGAAAAGAAAAGAGAGAGATTGAGAAGATGAGAAAGAGATGATTAGTTAAATAAAAAATATTTATACATAATACAACGAGATATGAATAATTTCAAACAAATAATAGATTCCTTTGAGGCATTCGTTCAACAACACCCCATCATCAAAACTTTCACTTGGGGTAGATTATCAGATGTGGGAAGAAACAACGAACCGTTGAATTTCCCCATATTGCATGTTATACCCTTACCATCAACCATCAATGACACCTATACCGATTTTCAATTTAACATAATCATTGCCGACCAGTTGGACGATGAGGAGATAAATCAGTTGAGCGTATTGGAAGAATCCCATCTTTTATTGCAGGACTTTATTCAATACTATATTAATCAATTACAGGATTATTCGTTCTTTATTCAAACACCAGTTCAATTCACCCCGTTCCTTGACCGATTTACAAAGGTGATGGCAGGTGTTGAAGCACAAATAACATTTAGAGTAGAAGGTAGTTATTGTCTATAATGGAAGAGGAATTATTAAAAAGAATGGGTGAATTCACAGTCAATTTCTTAAAACAAGAAATAGACAAGCCAAGACCCCGATATGATTATAGAGGTCAATCATTGGGTAATTATAAAGTTAATGCCTCAGGTAGATTAAAAAACTCCATAGATTACAGAGTTGAATTAAACCCCGATTTTGGGGAATATGAAGTTGTAATCACAATGGAGGATTATGGTGTTGATATTCTTTTTGCAGAAGGGAGAAGACCTGGCAAATGGCCTGGTAAGTACCCATCAGTAAATCCAAAAAACATAAGAGATTGGGCAAGGATAAAAATACCAGGTTTTTCAGCATTAAGTGAAACAGAACAGAAGGGATTAACCTTTGTAATATCAAGGTCAATACAGAGAAGGGGTATTGGACCAGTAGATATATTGGGACTTGCAACCCCTGATGTTGAAAAGATATTTGAGGACTATTATGATGAACTTGTTGCATCGGGTGAGATTGAAAGAGTTCCTGGTCTTGAAGATATACAGGATATATTAAACAGAATTATATTCTTAAACAACGAGAATTTAGAAATACTATGATTACATTATTATCAACCCCAAGAAAATACCAACCCGCATATGGGAATAGTGTTATACAGTTCAGCAGTACTGCACAGACCGCATATTACAAATACAGATATGTTGTTGATATTTATGCCGACAATGCTTTTATATCAAGATTAAAAATAACCCCACAGAACAACAGTTGGGGTCAATGTGATATAAGTGAAATAATTAGAAACTACACCAACTCAAATCCAATCAATATGGGTTGTACGGGTAATACCCCGATTAACACTTGTAAATGGGGTTGGTTAAATGAAGACATTACCAATTTTAGAGTATATGTGGGTGAAGAATATGCAACAACAGAAAATGGGGATACTTTAATTTATGATGGTAATGGAAATGTTGGAGACCCTGCTGTAAGTTGGGGTAGAGATGAGAAATACATATTCAATGGTGTTAAGGAATGGTTTGATGGAAAGTATTTCAATTCAAGTGTATTTTATCTTAATACCTCATTACCAACAACCCCTGAGCCGTGGGATACTCACAGATACTTAACCAATTCACCAAGAGTACAATATATTCAAGATGGAGAATATGCAACACTGGCGGGATTAAATCCCACCTTAATTGACGACCAGTTAATATCAGAGGGAGGGTTAGGTCAAGTATCAGAAGCAATATTTTCAGCAAGATTTGAATTTTATGATGTTAATGATAATTTGGTTAGTTCAGCAAGGACTTACAACACCATAGATAATTGTGGTTGGAGATTAAATTGTTCTGGTGGTACATCAATTCTACCAGTCTTTGTTGATTACCAAAAGAAATATATTTCATATGTTGGAACGGGACCAGCCAACTTAGATGAGCATGGAATATTATATCCAAGTTCAACAAAGTATTATAGAGTATGTTTGGAGAAGGCAACAGAACCACCATTACCAACTCCATCATCAACACCTCAACCAACCCCTACACCATCACCAACAGTTCCTTTTTGTGATTGTACTGTTTATGACATTTATAACCCATATGAGTTTTCGGTTGATGTATTTTATGAACCTTGTCCTGGTGGTTCAACGACAGTCATTTCTATACCATCAACAAGTTATGCACAGATTGAAAGTTGTACTTTTCCATATTCTAATTTTATAGATGTGGTGTTTGTGATAGTTGGAAGATGTGAATGTGATGCACCTACTCCAACTCCTACACCAACACCATCATCAACCCCACCAGCTGTGGGTAGTAATTTCATTGCATTAAACAGATGTGATGATACAACATATGCTCACTTTAACAACACAACAGGAGCAACCATCGGTCAATTCTTCTGTTATAATAATGAGGTATATGAAATTGTAACCTTAGGTGGTGGTGGATTTATTTCATCAAATATAACCACATTCTACGCAGATTATGCATCAGCATTTGCGGTATGTCCTTGTGGTGGTGAAATACCAAGTGAAGGGGATTGTCTTGATGCAGAACAAATATCAGAATGGTTCTATTATTATTTCCCTGAGGAATGTAGCACAACCAATATTAGATTGATGTTTGAGAATAAGTTGGGAACATATGATTATTTCACATTCAAAGGGGCTGAGGACTTGGGTTATAATGTCAATAGACAAACTTATACAGAAGCACCTGAACTTTATGTTGATGGATGGCACGAAAACACTTACTACGGTTGGAACTACACCAATAAGGTATGGAATAACCCTCAATCAAAATCAGGTATATTAAGAAGTGGTTATATTTCAAAAGCAGATGCAATTTGGTTAAGTGAAGAATTATCAAGGTCACCAAGAGTGTATATTATTTACCCTGATGGTGATATTGAACCAATCATTCCAACCAATACTGAGGTGGTAATACCAAATCCAAAGAGACCAGGACAAATTGAGTTAATCCTTAAATATAACGGAGGATATAAAGAATTAAGACAACATAACTAATGGTTCAATTATTGGCATATGATATTGATGCGGGACAATGGAGAAATCTTGATGTTCCAAGTGATTTAACAATCTCTGTGAATAAATCTATTGAAGAGGTGGAGGATATTACCCAAAGGAAGACATCATTCACCAAAACCTTTCTAATCCCCTCAACGGACAATAATGAGAGGTTCTTCCGTTCAGCATTTAATGTAAATGCAACTGACTTCAATAACAAACTTCAAACCAACTGTGTAATTCAATCGGGAGGTAATGATGTGTTTAGAGGAAAGATGAGATTGAATAAGATTATTGTTGAACCACAGGGGACACAATATGAGGTTTATATAGTTCAAGAGGTAGCACCCTTTTCGTCAGTATTACAAAACTTTAATATTTGTCAGTTGAATTATGAAGATGTGCAACATGAATTAACTTATGACAATATTGTCACCACATGGGAATTTACTGGTGGGACATATTCAAACTATTCTGGTATAACAGGAAATGTATTATACCCCATTGCAAATACAGGTTATGACCCTGATTTATCTTATGGTACATTTGGAGTGGGTGGTACAAACTTTACCAACCAAAGCGAACCAATCACCATAGACCAATTTAAGCCGTGGTTAAATCTAAGATATATGATTGATTTAATCTTTGAAGAAGCAGGGTTTAGATATGATAGTCAATTTTTCAATACCGACTATTTTCAATCCATATTTGTATTAGCAGGAAATAATTCAGGTATGGGTACAGCGGTTATTGGAGACCGACCTGAAAATCAAAATGTATTTTTGGCAACATATGAGGGAACAAATTATTTTTATGATGCACCAAATCCAGTGGATGCATGGAATTACTTTGTGTATAACACCATTGAATATGATTATTTAGACCAATTTAACGAGAGTGGATACCCCGCAACAGGACCAGGTACGGGTAATAACTGGTTCACCGTACCGATTACAGGAAATTATCAATTTCATATTGAGCAAGAAATCTTTATTGCAGGAACAGCATATGCTCCCACATATATTGATGTTGCCATTAGAGATATTGACACAGGTAGTATTGAATCAATCCAATCGGGAGTTCCAATACCCGTTGGTTCAGCCACAAGAAAGATATTCTTTTTAAACGCATCCCTTACCAAAGGACAAAGGGTGGCAGTTATGTTTAGAAGACAAACAACAGGTGGTGACCCTTACAATAAATTAGGATTTAGAACTGGTACAGATGGAGCATTTTGGGAGTTATATAATTCACCAAATGTTGTTCCAAATCTTGGTGATGTATATTGGGAGGACAACCTACCTTGTAATATTAGTGCCTTGGACTTTTTTAAGGATGTTATTGGGGTTTTTAACCTTGTGGTAATACCAAATGGTGAGAACTCATTTTTAATTGAGCCATGGACGAATTATTTAAGTTCAGCCAGTGGTACAACTTATGATTGGAGTGATAAGTTGGATTACAATTCCCCATATGAAATCACCCCATTAGATTTTGACTTGCAAAGAATATTACATTTAACTTATTCAGAAGCAGATGATATATTGAATGATTATTTCATCAATCAGTTTAACGAGATATTTGGTGAGAAATTCTTTGAAAAACAATCAGACCTATTATCGGGGACACAACAACTTAAATTCAAGTTTGAACCCCTACCAACAGATTCAATAGCATCAGGTTCAACAATGATTATCCCTGAGTTATATAGATTGGGAGAACCAAATACAGACCCACGACAAACACCGATGTCCTTAGGATTAAGGTTGGGATTCTATTGTGGAAAACAATATTTCTATACTGGTACAACAAATAATGATAATGCCGAATATTTTATCTTATCTGGTACAACATCGGTGGGACACGACACATATCCTGTTATAAGTCATTTATCTCAATTAACAGAAGAAGATGATGTTCCTTTCTCTGATTTAAACTTTGACCCCACCTATGACTTCTTTATGGATAATACCGATTTTAAGGGTTATACACCAAACAATCTATACCGATACTGGTATAAACCCTACCTTGACCTTTTATATTCAGATGAAGCAAGAATATTCAAGGGGAATTTCATATTAACCCCTGAGGATGTATCAAAGATTGATTTTAATGATTCTGTTTATTTCTTAAATTCAAGATGGAGATTATATTCAATAAATGATGGGGATATAACCGATAAGTCATTGGTTGAATGTGAGTTTTTAAAAGAACCATATAAGACACAAGAAATATCAGACCCCGTGGCACCTGATTATGTATCACAGAACACTCCAAGACCTACACCAACACCAACACCGACAAATACTCTGTCTTGGTATATAAACAATAACTTAGCATCACCATATGATACGAATATCAACTCATTATCATTAACGGTATATCAAGGTACAACACAATACTTATATCAAACCTCAGTAGGTTCAGGAACGGTTCAAGTACCATCAGGTTTTAATATATACACATTCACTATTACATGGGTTAATGTTGTGGGTGGTTCATTTAATAATCTTAGATTATGTCTTGGAACATCACCTGGTGATTGCTCACTGGGTCAAACAGACATTGCTCAACCATCATCAGGTGTGGGTTATTTAGTTCAAGCATACAACTATTTCCCCGCATCAGGTAATATATATGCAACCATAACCACTTACTAATATTTATAGATATGGCAAAAACAATCGCACTTAACATTAAAATCAACTCACAAGGTGGGGAGAAGGTAATCAAGAATATAAATGAGTTGGAATCTGAAATTGAAAAATTATCAGAAGAACTCAAAGGACTTGATTTTGGAACGAAAGAGTATAAGGAAACCGCAAGGGCGTTAAACACCCTTAAAAGTGAGTTTAAAGATGTTGAAAAAGAATTTGAAGGTATTGATACGGAACAGAAATTATCTGCCCTTGCAGGAGCTGTTGAAGCCGTATCAGGGGCATTCTTAATCGCTGGTTCAGCAGCCCGTACCTTTGGTGCTGATGCCAAGTCAATCGAGGAAATTGAAAGGTTGGAACGACAGGCATTGGAGGCAGTTAATATTGCCTTGGGTGTAAGACAATTATTGGAAGGGGCACTACAAGCAAGAATCTTATTAAGAAATTCAAGTGAAAAAATAGCCATTGCCCAAACCAAAATATTAACCGTTGCACAGACGGCATATAATGCGGTTGTGGGGACATCAACAGGTTTATTAAGAGCATTTAGATTAGCCCTTGCTGCAACGGGTATTGGACTTGCCGTTATTGCATTGACTGAGTTAATATCAAGGTTAAATATATTCAACAAAGAAACAGAAGAAACAAATGACACCTTTGATAAATTAAATCAAAACTTAAAAGATGCTGAAACCTCAACGGTATCATTTACAGTTAAAACAAACGCATTAACCAAGATTATTAAGGATGGTAAGAAACCATATGGTGAGAGGATTGAAGCATATAAAGAATTACAAAAGTTAGTCCCTGAACTTGCGGGTTATACCCTTGATGAAGCCGTTAATACGGAAAGGTTAAATCAAGCAATAGCAGACCAATCAAGATTGGTATTATTAAATGCCAGATTGAAGGCGTTGGAAGAAATATTGGTTGAGCAAGAAAAGATAAAAATTCAAGAACAATTAGCACAAGAGGCAGCTGAAAGAGCGGCACAACAATTACAGGCAAATTATGAATTAATAAAACTATATAATCAAGCGGTAGCAGGGGGATTTACAGGAACACTTGAAGAGTATGAAAAACAAGAACAGGCAAGAAAAAATCTTATACTTGTTACAAACGAACAAACTGGAGAACTTGAATTAAATACCAGAGCAAATGATGATAATAGTCAATCTACAAAAGAAAGTAATACCACTCAGTCATTATATCAAAAGACCTTAGATGAGCAAAATGAAATACTTGCCCGCATAAATAAAAGGACTGGGGAAAATACTGACTTAAAAGACAAAAACAAAGAAAAACAAGACGAGTTGAATAAAGCCCTTGCCGAATACGCAAGAAGGATTCAAGCTACCGCAAATGCATTTGGTAAATTGACATTTGAGGAGGAAGTTGAAGCAAAGGTATTGGATGAGGCAAATAAATTGATTGAAGAACAAAACCAATTATTGGAGGAAAGATTTGGTATATTGGGAACAACCGCAAAAGAAGCTGACACCATTGGAAATCAATTAAGAAATCTTATTGGTGGTATTGTTATACCTGAGGACGAAATTAAGTCAGCACAAGAATTTAGAGATGTTTATGGTGATATTGTAACTGGTTTTATTCAAGCCCAAGCAACAGGTACGGACTTCGTGGTACAAATTGGAGATGAGTTAATTAAGGTAAATGAGCAATTATTAAATGCAGGTAAGGCAACCCAATTAGTTCAAGAAATGGTCTTAAAAAGTATTAGAGAACAATTAGGGGAAGAAGAATTTAGAAATAAGATTGGTGAAGAAAACTACCAAACCCTTTTGCAGTTTTTCGATGCACAACAAGACATATTTGATTTAATTGAAGATTATAATAACGAATTAACAGTACAAGACCGATTAACAAAGGGTATTGTTGCTGAGAACCTTAATATAAATCAACAGATATTATTTTATAAACAACTCTTAGATGAGGCAGGGGATTCCATTGCCCTCCAAGAAAACGCATATGAAAGATTGCAAATTGAATTATCAAAAGCATTATTCTCACAAACTGACATTACCAAATTAACAGACGAACAAAAAACTATATTGGATGGTATAAGTAAAACCGTTCAAGACCAAACTAAATTTTATAATGATGTATTAAGTGTTAATAAGGAACTTGAAAAATTAACAGGTCAAATTGCTACTAATGTTGATAAACAACAAGAAAAGTTAAATGACCTACAATTTGACAATCTTCAAAAGTTTATATTGTCAAATAGAGATTCAATAGAAGAGATTGGAAAGTTCTTTGATGAATTATCAGCTGAGACCTCCAACTTAACAGAAGAACAATTACAAGCGATTAAAAACCTCATTAAAGGGGTGCAAGATGCCGATGAGTGGGAAGGTATTAAAAATAAAATATCAATCATCGCACAAGAGGTGAGCAATCTTGTTGGTAGATTCCAACAAATAGCCCAAGCTCAAATATCCCTTGAAATTGAAAGATTGGCAGCATATGAAGAACAAACCTTGGCAGTAATCGGTGATGAAACCGAAGCACAAAGGGAGAAACAAAGGGAATTCCAAGAGGAAATAAATAAGCAGCGTTTTGAACTTGAAAAAAGGGCAAGAATTCAAGAATTACAATTTGCCGTTGCCACAGGTATTGCAGGTGGTGCTCAGGCTGTAATTAACGCATTGTCATTACCTATACCCCCTCCTGGTCCTCAAATCATCGCAGGACTATATGCGGGTCTTACAGCTGTTGAACTTGCAACCATCAACTCACAATTACAATTTGTTAAATCAACACAATATGTCCCCGCAAGACGAGGTGGATTGGTTGTTGGACCAGACCACGAATCAGGTGGTGTGATGGCAACAGGTGGATTGGTATTGGAAGGTGGTGAGGCAATATTAAACCAAAATGCGGTCTCCCAATTTGGAGATTTATTATCAAACATATCCGTTGCAACGGGTGGTAGAGCATTGACGGTTGATGATTCAAGAATAGTTCAAGAGATAAGACAACAGAACCAAAGACCAATTAAGACATATGTATTATATGAGGACATCAAGGATACAAATAAGATAAACTCCAAATTAGAACAAATAAGTAGATTATGAAAGTTATAGAACTTTATATAGACCCAAATGATGAAGAATCAGGTGTTGAAGCATTATCATTTGTTAAGAACCCTGCAACCCATCAAGAATGGTTGGTATTCTCTGACGAATGTGACGGACAATGCCAATTAAAATCTTTAACCACAGACCATTTTAAGGACGCTGGTGATGAGATAAATTATTTTATGTCAAACACATCAGGATTTAAAGTTGAAGACCTTAGAGATGATGAAATTGAATTAACCAAAGAAGGGTTTTATACCATTCGTTCAACAGCAAATCAACCCACCGCATTAGACCGAGTGGGAAATACCGTAACAAGATATTACTATGCGGTTGATACGGGTGCTGGTCCTACCCTTGTACCTGAATCAAGAACATTATGTCGTCAATTTATAAGAAGGGATTTGGTTTATACAGTTAAAGATTTGGAGTTATTATCAACACAATTAACCGCAGAAGACCCTGATGCAAAATTGGTATTTAGAAGAAGGGGATTACCTGTTGATTTATTAACATATAAAACAGGAAAGTATTGTCGTCATATATTTCGTAAAGTAATATGGACTATACCTGAGGGTGCTGACCCTGATGAGTTTGTATCAAAAATACCAACAAGGTCAAGACAAGCCCTTAATTCAAGAATTGGTGAAGGGGGAACAAGACCCCAAGTGGTTAATCAAGATGGTCGTGGTGGTATTAGTGAATGGAAGTATTATGGACCGATTAAGAATAGTTCGTTCTCTGATGATTATTCTGGTCCCATTGGATTACTTCAAGGATTGGTTGTTTATAACACCATTGAAGCATTATTTGAGGGAGAACCTGAATGTATGGCAATCTCACAAATTGAACTGGAAGGACTTAAAGGGTATATTGGTGTTGTACCATCAGATGACTACTTTGAAGGTGATGTGAAGGTTCTTAATAGTGTTAAAAGGGAAATAATGGAGAGTTATAATGATTACCCCAAGGCAGCATCATTAAATGCATGTAGAGCTGTTGCATATGCTGAAGAATATGGATGGGGTGATTGTGGTACTGATGTTGGAAAGCGAAGAGCCCATCAATTATGTAATAATGATAATATCAGTGAGGAAACAATCGCTCGCATGGCATCATTTGCAAGACATAGACAAAACAAAGATGTTAAGTATGACGAAGGTTGTGGTGGTCTTATGTGGGACGCATGGGGTGGTGATGAAGGTATTGAATGGGCATCAAGAAAGTTGGAACAGATTAGAAATGAAATGAAGGAACAATTCTCTTGCGTTCAAATCTTAATTGATAAGGGTTATGGTGAAGAAGAAGCAAGAATGAAGTGTTATGAAAGATATTACCCTGGCAGAAGGAACTACCCCGATAATGTATTACCACTAAGTGAAGATTATGATGACAACGACCGTGAAATGATTGAAGGGGTTATAAATCTAATTCTTCAAGTTCAGGATATGGAAGAAAGAAAGAAGGTTGTTGAGGAAGCAATTAGAAACTTCACGGAAGAAGGTGTTAAGTTTGATTTAAACGACTTTCTAACAAGGGTTGGACTATTGGGTCAGATGACCTTTGCAGATGAGATGAAATACGAAATAACAACGGTTGTAATGCAACCCAACCATTATATCGCAAGACGAGATGGGATGGGTGAAATTTATTATGTATTCTTTTCAGAGGAAAGCATTAGAAACATGTCCCAAAAGTTTTTCAAGCAAGACCGACACAAGTCGTTTAATTACGAGCATTCTGGTTTAAGATTAGAAGGTGGTTATGTTGTTGAAAGTTGGTTAGTAGAAGACCCTGAGAATGATAAAGCAAATAAGATGGGCTTTAAGGTCAATAAGGGGACTTGGATGGTTACTTTAAAATGGGACGACAAGAAACAATTTGAGGAATATGTATTAAACGGAAAAACTATGGGTATTAGTTTGGAAGGGGCATTTTTATCAAGACCGATTGGATTGAAACAATTAAACGAAGCGCAAGCCGAGTTTTATGTAAAACAAATATATAAAATATTGGAAGAAGAGTTTGGTAAGACCAAATAAAGATATTCACTTATCATATTAACATATTTATTGAATAAGATAAGGCATATCATAAACACAATTATAAATAACAAAAAATGCAATACAGAGAAGTATTACAAAAAATTGCAGGATTGGTTGGTTATGAATTTAACGAAGATGTTAAAACCGATGATGTAAAGTTTGAAAGAATCGCCCTTGAAGGTGGTGAAGTATTCATCACAAATCAGGTTGAAACTGAACTTACAATCGGTGATACAATTTATGTTGAAACTGAGGAAGGTTTTGAATTGGCACCTGCTGGTTCCCACAGATTAGAAGACGGAAGAGAAATTGTACTTGATGAAGAATCAGTATTGGTTGAAATCCGTGAAGAAGGTGAGGAAGAAGTAGTTGTTGAAACCCCTGAGGAAGAGGTTGTAGTTGAAACATCTGAGGAAAGTTCAAAGATTGACGAATTAAAAACGGCAATTCACGACTTATTGGTGGCTTTTGAAAGTCACTCAAAAGAAATTGAAAATAGATTTTCAGTTCTTGAAGCTGATTACAAAGAGTTCAAACAATCAGCGGAGTATAAACCACTCAAAGAGGAAACCAAATTGAAGCAATCATTCGCAGATATGAGGTTGGAACTCATTAAACAAATGAAAAATAAATAATTAAATAAAATGGCAAATTTAAGAAAAGAAAATTTCAGTTTTGACATTTCAGCAATGTCTGATTTTGTAAATGCGAACACAACTGAATTACTTTCAAAAATCGTAATTGGTTCAAACTTGGCTGAGGTTGTTAGTATTTTCCCTAACATCAAAAATGCCGAATATGTTCCAACATTTGATACTGGCGCAATTGACTCAATCGCTGGTACGGGTCACTGTTCTACCACTTTTGGTGATATTACAATGGCTGAAAAAGAATTAAGAGTTTGTGATTATCACATCAACAAGGGATATTGCCCTGAGAAGTTGGCTTCAACAATTATGGGTCTTCGTCTTCAACCTGGTTCTTACAACCAAACAACAGGTGCTGAAGAAAGATTTATTGAAGATATGGTTGCAAAAGCAGCTGTTTATTCAGAAAGACAATTTTGGGGTAGTGAAACAGCATCTGGTGACTGTACTAATGGTATTATCGCTCAGGTTGACGCATCATCTGCTTCAACTGTGAATGTAACTTATACAGCGATGACACCAGCAAATGCATTGACTGTTGCTGACACTTATATCCAAAACTTACCTGATGCATTGAAATTCACCCCTACTGTATTGTTCTTAAACAGAGGAGATTATCAATCACTAATCTTAGCGTTAAGAAATGCAAACTTCTTCTCTTATACAGTTGAAGGTCAAACACAGATGCCAGGAGCGGTTATGATTCCTGCAACTAATGTAATGGCTGTATCAAGTGAGATTGGAACAGGTAGAGCATTATTAACCTACGGTCAAAACTTGGCATTAGGTACTGACTTGTTAGAAGATTCAGCAAACGCTGAGGCATGGTACTCACAAGATAATAAGCAGTATAGAATATCTATGCAGTGGAGAATTGGTGGTACTGTATTCTTCCCTGAATTAGTAGTAAGAATTGCGTAAGCAAGATAAATTAAAATTAAAACAAATAGAAAATGGCAAATTGTGTAATTACCTCAGGATTAACTTTGAATGATTGTATTAACAACATTCCTGGTATTGATTCTTTATGGGTATTAACCACTACTGGCTCATCTATTTCTCTTGCAAGCGTAACTTATGATGCATCAACTGACGAAGTAACCGCTATTAGTGGTACAAGTATTGGTGTGTTTAAGAAAATTGATTTGGTAAGAAATAGTACAGCAGCTATGAGTGAAGAGGTTAATGTGAATACTGAAAGTTTATCTTTCACATTCGTTCCAACATTAACTTTTACTATACCTGGATGGAATCAAGAATATACCAATCTTTATCAAGAATTGGTTAAATCAACAGGTTCAATCTTCGTTGTGAAGTTGAAATCTGGTAAGTGGTTCTTGTGTTCTCCAAGTGGTCTATATGCATCTGCTGCGACAATCGCATCAGGTTCAGTACCAGGAGATTCACAACTTTATACCCTTACATTAACGGGAGACGAACTTCGTTCAATTCCTGAAATGGATGTGGCAACCACATTATCAACATTTTTAAGTGGTTCAAACTTAACTGTTGATAGAGAATAATAATCCTTTATAATAATGGGGGGAGTAAATACCCCCCATTTTTTTAAGCCAAATTAAAAAATATTATGCCTTATATTGATGATGATTTTAAACCAAAACCCTATGGGGATTTAGCCTATAATAATTCAGGTCGTAATTTATTGGTTTATTACCCTTGGCGAGGTGGTGTTAAAACCACTGGTCCATCTCCAACGCCAGTAACCCCAACACCAACTCCATCTGGTGGTATTTCACCAACTCCTACGCCGAGTTCAACGGTTACTCCTACGCCAACTACTACGGTAACCCCAACTCCGTCAATTACGACAAGTCCAACTCCAACACCATCGGCTACTTTAACTCCAACACCTACCCCATCTGCGACACCAGCACCACCACAACAATTATTGGTGTTGTATGGAACAGGTGGTAATAGTAGAGGTGGTAAATCTTATGATGGAATAAATTGGTCTGGTGTGACTTATAGTTTAACAAATAGCTCTAATATTGCATATAGTGATACATTAGGTATGTTTGTATCGAGTGATGGTAGAAGATTTACGGGTCAAAAATTATCATATTCTTATTCTGGTTCTTCTTGGACTACAACTGGTCCATCTACTGCCGATAGAATAAATGACCTTAAATGGATTAGTTATTTGAATAGATTTATTACGGCACCAAATGAAAGTTCGGGAGCATATTATAGTGATGATGGTATAAATTGGACTGGTTTTAATTACCCAATAGCAGGTTCTTCGGATTTATTCTTAATAACAGAGGATACAACAAATAATCAAATTATCGCAGGTAGAGAAGATGGTGAGATTTATACCACATATTCTGGTGGAACATTTACATTAAGAGATAATATATTATTTAGCAGCAGAGTTATACCATATCACAACGACACATTAGGTTTAACTGTGGCAATTCAAGGTGATTGTGCCACAGCAGGATATTCTTATGATGGTATAAATTGGAGTGGAACGGGTAATCCATTAAGTGGTGGAACAAATAATGTATGGAGTACAAATAGTATTACTCATAGACCAAGTGATGGTTTAATGTTGGCAGTATCATATACATCAAATAATGCGATGACATCAACTGATGGTATAAATTGGTCGGCAACAACAACACCAATAAGTGGTGTAAGTTATTACTTGGTAGTTGAATATGTTCCCGATATTGGATTATTTGTTTTAATAAATAGAAATGGTGATATATGGACTTCACCAGATGCTTCAACTTGGACGGCAAGAACAAAAGTGGCAACAGATGATGTCTTTACAATAATTTATGGTTATATTTCTTAAAAAAACATTATGATAAACATTATTACAAGAACATCTGGAAGACCACAAGCGTTTAAGAGAAATCATAACTCCATTAAATCGCAGACGTATAAGAATATCAATCATATTGTATTATATGATGATATTGTCAATATGTCATATCTAAAAGAATATGATGATATAACCCCCATATTGGTTGATAGACAAAAACTTATCAACTTTTATGATGGGCCAGGTATTACATTACATTTCAAGTGGGCTGCCCATAATCTATATAACAATACGGGATTGGAGCATGTTGAGGAAGGGTATTATATGTTCCTTGATGATGATGACTATTTAACCCATTCAAGGGTCATAGAGGAACTTATATCCCATTTGGAGGGTGAGGATACTATGTTGGTATTTCAGATGAATATGGGTGATAGAATGGTTCCAAATGAGATTGCGATGAATACCAAGAGGATTGAGTTATACAACATCGGTTCTCCTTGTTTTATGGTTCATAGCAAATGGAAAAACTCTGTTAAGTGGGACGCGTTAAAATGTGCTGATTTTAGATATGTTGATGCCTTAAATAAAATTATACCAAAAACCAAGTTTGTTAAGTTAAATGTGGCAACAATAACACAAATTGGAGATGGTAAGAAATTGGATATTATAAATAGATAAAATATGGTTTGGGATATTGTAAAAGATACGAATGATATTGTGATTGATTATGGAACAATCACAAGGGTAGATGAGCAGGGTGAAACTGATTTGATAAAGGTGGTTCAGCCTGAGGGATATGTATATTATATTGGAACACCCGACAGACAATATTGGGATATTGTTCCAAATGTTGATAATGTACCAGAGGATTTTGTATCCAAAGGATATTATTATGTTGGCAACGAATGGTTAAAACGAGATATTCCAATCCCAACACCATCTGGCACAACAGAGAATTATGTTGGAAGTTAAAGGAAATTATGAGATTGACGGAAGGAAATACTCAGGATATAAAATCAAACAATCAATCCTTGATTTGGAAACAGACCTTATCGGA